AGCCCCCTCTCAGTTTGAGTTAGACAGAGAGCCCTACGCCATTGGCGCTGGGGTTCTTGTTGGTGACACCATACCAGGTGAAGAGACGGCACCGGGCGTTGAGCGTTGCCAGGTTGGCGTCATAGGCCATATACATCTTCTGGCCGTTGGACATGCTCTCGGAGAGAACTTTCATCCCATCGAACTGGCCGAGGATCTCCAAAGGCGCGTCGCCACCGAAAACTTCGATGGATTCGCGTTCCCAGAAGGTGTTGGTGCGTACAGAGGCATCGGTGTTCAAGCGATCCATGTCCGCAGTGCTGAGGATGCGCGTGTTGATGTTGGCATAGGCCTTCTCAAGAGTCGAGAGCGCCGGGTCGTCCACGGCGATGGGCTTAGGCCACACTTTAACGGCAGTGGCATTCGTGATCTCGATGATGGTAAAGGTCATGGCCTGACCGGTCGGGATCTTTTTCTGCAACTGGAGCGACTGAACCGCGGCCGCGCCGTTGGTGAAGGTAACTCGGTCACCGACTGCGAACCCTGAGGAAGCGGTTACCGCGATGGCTGCTACACGATAGTCCACGTTGGTGGTCGTGCGCGTGGTAGAGTTAACCGTACCGCCTTCTGGTGCTTCGGAGACGGTGGCGGTCACGGTGGTGGTCGCTGCTCCGCCTGCCAGATTCGACAGGAAGTTGGCCTCAAAGATGTCGAAGCCGGCGATGTTGCCACCAATCTGGCCTTTCGCCCATGCTTCGCTCTCGGGACGACCCTGGAGGGTCTGACGAGCGGCGAGATCGACACCGAACTTCCGGATGGTGCGGTCGTTAAGGCACAGAGTGCGGTCACCCTTCTTGATCCCGCGCTCATTCATAAGCGCCTGCATCAAGGAGACGAAATCGAAACCGCTGGTTACGTTGGAGCGAACAAACAAGGAGCCGGTGTTGGACACCAGATCCGAGATGTCGCTGTTAAGCTCAGCTGCCAGGCGCTCGCCGGAAGTCTTGCCGCGGCGTTCCCAGAAGCCATCGTCACGAAGATCATCCAGACGAAGCTGGAAGAAATCGTTCTTCGGAACCCCCAGATCTGCGGGGTAGGTCTCTTCGATGATTCCGGTTTCCTGACCGGAGAGGTCCCAACCGTCAATCACCGGAGCGTGCTGCTCGACGTTACGCCAGACAGTGTTGCCGGCGTTCTGAAGCGTGGCGCCTTCAGGGCTGAAGATAGCCACACGGTCGAGCATAGCGGTCTCTTTCTCGTAAGTCTCGAGAGCTGCCTCGAAAAATACTTCCGCTCGTTTGCCAGAAGTTAGTGCCATAAGATTTTACCTCTTTACCAGTTAGAAGTGTCGATGCCGGCCTTCTTGGCAGCCCTCTTCAAAGTGAGTGCTTTCTGTCCGTTCCCGGCGGTGTGAGCGGCGTCGTAGTCTTTCTTGACCGCAGCAGCGTTGCCAGGAGTGACATCTCCCTTGAGTTGGGTGTCCGGGGCCGGTGCCAATGATTCGGGTTTGATCGGCGTAGCCAATCGAGAGTTCAGACTTCCGAGGTGCATCGCCAAAGAGAGTCCAGTTGTATCCGAGGCAAAAACAGCTTTGACAGCAGCCAGCTCTTCTGGGTTTCTCCCCAGATAGAACATCACCTTTTCTGAACCTTCACCTAGGCGGGAAATCATCTCGTCTGCAAGAGCTTCCCCTTTGCCCGGTATCAACTGCTCAAAGGTGGTGCGGACTATCGTGTCCGCCGCCTGGTAATCTTCCGCTGTGATTCCACTCGCTTCTGAGAGTGTCGCGGCTCGTTCGTAGTGGCCGTCCACAGCAGCGTTAACCGTTGCCGTTCGCTCGGTCTGCTTGGCAGTCACGGTGTCTTCGGCATGGAGCCGTTTTGCCGTGTGCGTAGCCATATCCCCATGCCACTCGGTCATCGCTGCGGCGTACTTAGTCGCATCGAGATCGAAATCCTCTATCAGGGGCATCTTCGGCGGTTTGTCCGCCTGAAGGTTTGGCGCAGGCTGTTGCGGTTGACCTCTACGAAGCTGCGCATTCTCAGCCTTCAGTGTCTCCAGCTCGGTAGCCTGATCGGCGATAGTCCCGCGCATCTTGTGGCGCTGGTGGATATGTGCTGCTAAGGGGACTACCTTACTCCCCGGAGCCTTGTCTCCGGTCTCCATCCACAATTCCGGTTTGTCCCCTTCGCCGGGTTTGGGTGTGTCGCCCTCGCCAGGTTTCGGTTCTTCTCCAGATGAAGGTTTGGAAGGTTCTTTGTTCTTCAGCGCTTCAGCCGCCGCAGCCGCCGCGAGGTCTTCCGCTTCCTTCTCGTTTATTTCTTTTTGTTCTGCCAAGGTAGTCATCGTTTTACCTCCGATGAAGAGTAATCCCATATTCGGCTATGGGGAGCCTTAGGGTGTGGGGCCTCCACCCTGAGAGGAAACCGGCTGCGCGCTGCCGCGAAATTGCAGCAGCTTTACCGTGTTGTCTATTCTTTTGCCAACCTCGTCTATCTGCTGGTCTCGTTCTCCGAGGTGTATATCTGCGTCTGCTTTATGTGCTCTTGTATTCGCGTCCATGCGTCTGGTCTCGGCATCAAAACCGTCTATCGTAACGCTAGCGCGATTCACTAACGCCTTCTCTTCAGCTGTCATGCCTTCGCGCTCTTCTTTCAGCATGTTAGCCTTGCCCTTCATCCACTCGCCCTCAGCCATGACCATAGCTGCGTCCTTCTTGTTGGCTTGTGCTTCGATAGCCTGCTTGACCATCTGTGCTTCTTCTTCGCTTTCTGGTTCCATGATACCTTTGATAAGCAACTGCTTCCGAGCGTAAGATTTTAGATGCGCACCACTCTCCCCATCGGAAAGAGTAATGTACTCGAGCATCAGGATTTCTCTCAATGGATCCTGCGGCCCCATTGTGGCCATAAGTGCCATGAGCTCTTCTCTACGCTCGCGCCTATCGGATTCGTAAGAAGGAGCGAGAGTGGCGAAAACTTCAAAGTCGACCCCGGACATATCATTTGTGACCACAGGTTGACCTGTTCTTGGGTCGACCGTGGTCTTCATCATCTCGACATCTCGACGGGTGCCGTCTACTGAAGTGAGCTTATCCACTCGCGGCGTATCCATGACTTCCTTCGCCATGGACGCCCAGACTTCTCCATCTCTTCGGATAGCTATCTTGTATCCGTCTTGATAGATGGCACTCTGCTTGTTCAACATACTCTGGAGGGCGTATATGGCCTTCCCAGAGATATCAGGATCTGAGATGTTCTGCGGCAGCGCCGGGTTTGCTACGTCCTCTACTGCCTCCTTAGAGAGTGCGATGCTTTGGATAAGCGCCGATGGTATTGGTTGCTCAGGCATCATGGCTATTGGGCCGATTGGTAACGGCTCGCCGGTCGCTGCTAACCTGTTCTGGAGGTAGTACGGAAAGTTGTTGTCCGCCCCAGCCTCATTATACATATCTTCGTAGCCTTGAATCTGCTCGGCGTTGAAGATCGGTTTTATTCTTGGTGACTTGCTAACTATGTCCGCCAGATAACTCATCTGGAAGTTTCGCAGACGCTGGGGATCCTTCGCTAAACGAGTTACGCCTTCGTAATGTTCTTCGCCCTCTACAAAAGCGCGTTCCCCGTACATCGGTATGATCGGGAGATGTTCACCAGCGATGACCTGCTCTTTAAGAATCTTCTCGCCGGAAGCCGTGTACTTGGTAACCTCGTAGCGTTTGATCCGTACCGTCTTGGTGATCTGGTACCCCATAGATTTCATACGGGGAAGAAACTCAGCGATCCTCTTTTCTAGGTATCTTTTTTCCTGGCCGAAAGGATCCCGAAGGGTAAGGATCTTATCTTTAATGAGCTTTCGGCGGTAGAAACACACTACGAAGATACGCTTGTCTTGTATGATCCACGGAAAGACAAAACTGGAGTCTGGATGAGCGAAAGACCTGCTCGTTAGGTCTGTCTTCTCGCCTGTGAGCTCCTCGTGAAGAGCCTTATACCCGTCTTCCGAATAACTGAATAGGACAGAGACATGATCTGCGTCCGACTTGTCCTGCTCTTTAGCGTTGGGATCCCAGAAAACAACATTGTTCGCTTCTGGTATCGGACGGCGTCTTATTACCTGGTGTGCCCCTTCGGCCGTATTCTCATATTCGGTGAACAGTTGCCAAGCGCCCACACCGCACACCATGGCGTCTTGCTTGCTCATCTTAAACGCTGTAACACTGCGGTTGTTCTGCTCGCTGGTGCGGTAAAGACCGTCTGCGAGATCCGAGGCGTCCACCGAAGCGCCATACTTGGGCTCAAAATCGAGTGAGACTTTATTAGCGATCAGATCGGCGAGTATCTGTCTACCAGCCTTGCGGAGGATGTCAAACTCTCCTCTATACGCAAGCTGGGAGCCCTGAAGAAGGTTATCGTCCCACTGGGTTACCCAGTAGAAGATAAGATCGTCGGCTGCCTTCCGCCGAGTCGTTTGACCGTGGTTGAAGGCTTTATCGTGGAGTCTTTTTAGTTTCTTAAGATCCATTAACGCCTGCCCATCGTTCTAATCGGTAAGGGTCTGAATGTGGACACTACATTCTGGTGGACGGGGCGCATCAGCATCATTACTGAATCCGCCAGGTTCGGTGATGGAAATTTGAACCGTGTTTTCATATCCACCTTCTTGTAAAGCTCAAAGCGCCCATTAGCATTTGGCTTTATCGGCATCCTGCAAAGTTCCGACCGAAGAGCTGCTAACTCAGTCATCTCCGAAGAGAAACTTATGAGCGTATCAGGGTCGCTATATTCCTTATGTATCACAGCCCTGTATGTCTTGTAAACACGTTCTCGCAAAAAATAGTAGTATTGGGCTCTTTTATTTACAAAAGCCTCTTTATTTGTCTTCGGGTTCTGCAGCGGCCCTTTCTCGGACGGGCTGAAAATCGCCTCTGGAAGGTCAGGACTCATTGACCCTTTGAACACTGAAAGGATAGTGTGTTTCCCCTCAAACACGTCGGTCACTTGCCTGTTAAGGCCCACACCCATGCCGTCACCGTCCCATGTAAACGTGTCGGCCTGGTCGTTGATGGCCAACCCGGTCGCCCAGTCACCGCCCTCGTTTACGTCCCCGTCCTCCTTCTTTTCGACCCTTGTTACAACCGAACCGTGCCGGAAAGCGTAACCCTTGGGATCTTCGCCCATATCGGAAGGATCATGTGCCGCCATGCGAGCACCCAGAGGCTCAAAGCCCAGCGCGAGGTGAGCGTCTACACAGGCGTCGAACCACTCAGCCTGAATAAGAGCGTTCTCAACCGAGTCGTTGAAATCTCCCTCCCAGATGTGGTCATACAAGGCTCTAGGGAGATTCTCGTAATCCCAAACACGCTCAGACTCAAGCACCTTGTGCCAAGGATTATCGCGCCAATTGCACAT